CAGCAACTCCAGCGATGTGCAGGATAATATCGTTGTGCTTAACGCTGGAATGGACTTCAAAGAAACATCATCAACCGCTGTTGAAATGCAGTTAAATGAAAATAAGGCAACCAATTCCACAGAAATATGCAAGCTGTTTTGCGTACCGCCTGAAATATTCACAGGGAACGCTACAGAACAGGCTGAAACGTTGTTTGTGAAAAATGCAATTATGCCGGTAATCAATACGATTGAAGCCGCACTCGACAGTGATTTGCTGCTCGAAAAAGAAAAAGCTACAAGGTATTATGCCTTTGATGTAAGAGAACTTACAAGGGGCAGCACAAAGCAACGATATGAAGCGTATGAAATCGGCTTAAGAAGTAACTTCCTGCAACTTGATCAGGTAAGAAAAGAGGAAGACATGGAACCTCTCGGCTTTAATTTTATAAGACTTGGCTTGCAAGACGTATTACTCGATCCGAAAACAAACAAAATATATACTCCGAATACCAACGCCACAGCAGATTTAAGTATGCAGACGGCAAAAATCGGAGAAGAAAAGGAGGATATAGATGTCGCACCCATTGAAAATTAGTAATATAAGTTGAAAGTGAGGTGATCCGATTATCTCCCATGAGCGTGGGTTAAACGCTTTATTTTTATGTTCAATTGAAAGGAAGTGATTACAACGAAAATTGAATTGAGAAGCGACAGTGTAACGATAAGCGGATATGTCAATGCGGTTGGGCGTGAAAGCCGTCCCATAAGCTCGCCAACAGGAAAATTTGTTGAGCAAGTTGAACCGGGAGCGTTTAAGACAGCCTTAACACGTGCGACTAATGTTGATTTACTGCTTAACCATAAGGCAGAGCGAAAACTCGGAAGCACTGCAACAGGCGAATTAAAGCTTGAAGAAGATAACATAGGTTTAAGAGCCGAAGCAGTTGTTCGTGATGCAGAAACCATTGAAAAAGCACGCAAAGGTGAATTGCGTGGTTGGAGCTTTGGAATGTACGTCAACAAAGCCGAAATCGAGCAAAGAGCCGAAAAAGTCCCCAAAAGGCACTTGCAGGACATTGATATTTTCGAGGTATCAATTATAGATACATCTTGTCTTCCGGTATATGCAGGGACAAGCGTTGAATGCCGTTCTGAAAGTGATGTAATGGCTGAAACTCGTTCCAATGATGATGAGGTTGAAACAGTGAACAAAATACCGCCTGACTTATCGGAGTATGAGAAAAGAGCGTATGCAGTGGCTTTAAAGCCGTATGAAAGCAGGCTTGCAGAATTACGGTACAACCCATATCACGACCCGACAAGTGGGCGTTTTACAGGTGGAAGCGGAAGTGGGGGGGCTGTTTTGCACGTTGGTAAAGGCGAAAAGGGCAAGGGAGTTTATGTTGTTGACGGTGGGGCGTTCCAACACGGTTCAAATGCGGAACTTGAACAATCAGAGAACATTAAGCAAAAGTTCTTGAATAAGGGGCTGAGTAGCAAAATTGAAGGCATTAGGAAAAAAGCAGAAAAAGGCGAAGGAAATTATGAGTTTAAAAATGCTACAGCAGTTTCACCAAAAGAAGCAGAAAAATTTATACATAATTCAAGAGTGCATGAGCATGATGGGGAAACACTGATTGAGGGTTATTCAAGCAACGGCAATCACGGATATTACGCAAATAAAAGTGATAGTGCCGAAATACAAAGCTTACTTAATATGCGACATAAGGATCAAGATACAACGATAAGGCGACATGATTTTTCAAGTGGGGTAACGGGAACAACAGCAACATATGAAAAATGGAGGAAAAACAACACGAAAAAATTCTCGGATTATTGGGAGGGTTCTTCAAATAAAACAGTTGAAAGTCTACGTGCTATACCAATAGAAGAATATGAGCAAAGGCTATCCAAAATCAATAATTAACGTCTTACAACCGTAAGGCGATTTTTTATATCCAAAACAAAAAAACAACCAAATTTAAGGAGGAAAACCACATGAAAACAGCAGAATTCAGAGCAGATACAATTAAGTCACTGACAGAAAAGAGAGCAGGACTTGTCGCAGACTTGCAGACAATTCTTGACACTTCCAAAGCAGAGGTAAGAGCGTTCACAGAGGAAGAGGATGTTAAGTTTCCGGACATTGAAAAGCAGATTAAGGACATTGACAGCACTCTTGCGGCTGAAAAGAGAGCAATCTCAATTCTTGCAGTGCAGGAAAAGCCGAACACTGTTGCAGGCGTAGCCGAAACCGACAAGGACAAGGCAGAAGTAAGAGCGTTCATGGACTATGTTAATTCACAGTGCGGTGGCAAGGTATCACCTGAATACCGTTCAGGAGAACAGAATATCACCATGTCAAACAACGGCGCTGTTATTCCGACAACTATTGCGCAGATGATTATTAACACAGTTAAGGAAATGTGTCCTATTTATGCAAAAGCTACAATGTTTGCAGTAAAAGGCACTCTTAAAGTTCCTGTTTGGGGCAACGCGAACAGCACACACAATATCACTGTTGGCTATCAGTCCGAATTTACGGATATTACAGCCGATGCAGGCAAGTTCACTTCCGTTGACCTCACAGGCTATCTTTCAGGTGCTTTAGTGCTTGTTGGCAAGTCTGTAATTAACAACAGTGAAATTGATGTACTTGGGTTTATTGTTGCCGAAATGTCAAAGCAGATTGTCCTTTTCCTTGAAAAAGAGCTGATTGTTGGCACATCAACAAAGGCAACAGGCGCACTCTCAACAGCAACTACAACAACACTGACAAGCGCAACAAACATTACTGCTGATGACCTTATCACAGTGCAGTCAAGCGTTCCTACACCTTATCAGGCTAATGCTTGCTGGACTATGGCGCCAGCCACATTTGCAGCAATCAGAAAGCTTAAGGACAGCACAGGACAGTATCTCTTGCAGACAGCTCCGGGCATTGCAGGCGGTTTCCCATTTATGCTGCTTGGCAAGCCAGTGTATATTTCCGACAATATGCCTGCTGTTGCAGCTAGTGCAAAGCCTATCCTTTACGGAGATTACAGCGGACTTGCGGTTAATATGCGCCAGCAAATTGAAATGCAGGTGCTTAGCGAGAAGTATGCTACTCAGCACGCTGTTGGACTTGTTGCATGGTTTGAATTTGACAGTAATGTTATTGACCATCAGAAACTTGCAACTATTACAATGGGCGCATAATTGCATACGATTAAGGCGGTGTAACAGCCGCCTTTGTTATTTGAAAGTGAGGTAAATATGTCATATAACACTAAGAATTTCACCGAACAGGGCGGAGAAAAAACCGTTATCGGCGGTGAAATTGATGTTACCGGCACACTTAAGCTTGACGGTGATGAAGTATCAGTAATTCCTGCATTTTCACTGTCAACAGCTACAACAGTATCAGGCATTAAGACGGATTTTAATTTGCTCTTAAATGCAATGTCAAGCGCAGGACTTATTAAAGCGGTAACTTAATGTTATCGCTTTTTTATTGAAAGGGGTTAGATATGAAAATAAGTGAAGTAACCCTAACCGAAGTTAAAGCCTACTTGCGTATAACGGACACAGACGATGACAGCCTGCTTGAAATTATTCAGGCGGCTGCAACGTCCTATATCTTATCTTATACCGCACTTACAGCGGAGGAAGCGGACACTATAACCGAATTATCCATTGCGCTGATGTGCTTGTGTTCGGATATGTACGATGTACGAACATCACAAGCAAGCAATGACAAGCAGAACCCTATTGTAAGCACGGTCTTAAACATGCACAGGCGCAATTGTATAGGCGGTGTTTGAAGTGATTAACGCTAGTAAACTAACTCAATTAATCACATTTCAGCAGCAGACGGATAATGGTGTATGGTCCGATGTACTTACTACATACGCAGAAATCACAGGGTTGAGTAACTCTCAATTTTACGAGCAGTACGCAGGCGGTAATGCTGACGAGGTTGTAACTGTATCAGTACGCTACAAGCCAGCATTAATGGCTTTAATTCCGCAGACAACGCGCATTATCCATGGTGAAAATGTCTATGACGTTATCTCACCGCCTGATAATGTGCTTTTTACAAATGTGGAAATAAAATTCAGAGCTAGGAGGCAAATAAGTTAATGGGAATTACCGAATTTCTTGAAATTATTAGCACACATGGCTTTGAAAATGTTGCTTTAATGGGGTTTGTAACGCTGCCGAAAAGTCATGCGTTTGCTACATACGGCATATTGCAGAAAGTTGCACAGGGCGCAGATAATTACGCCTTGTATTGGGACGTAACTTATCAGGTACGTTTATTTTATCGTGACGGCAAAACGGCCGCAGATTACGCTACAGAAAAGCTTATCGAGCAGGATATAAGAGAATTTGACGGTTTAACAGCAAAATTCGATTATAACAGCGAAGATAGTTTAGATATCACATTTTATGAATTTAAAACAAGGGAGGATTTTTAATCATGGGAGAATTAGCACAATACACACTAGGTTCGGGACATTTGCACATTCAGGAATACAGTGGCGCACTTCCGGCAAACTGGGACGTTTTTTTCAACTCGACAGATAATCTTTGCGGCCGTATTAAGGGCGGTGCAAGTA